CGGTCGCCCACGCGGAACTCCTGGCGCTCCTCGTCGGCGTTGAGCGGCTGCGGGTAGGCATGGCCCTCGCCGGCTTCGGAGTAGCTGCTGTCGAAGCCGAACAGGTGGATCTTGCGGTGGCCCAGAGCGTAGGCGATCGACAGGGCCTGCAGCCCGACCGTCGTGCCGCCGCCGATCAGCACGGCCTCGCGGTGGCCGATCCACTCGTCGATCTCTGGGTAGGCCGGGTGCCAGATGGTCGCCGGGTGGCCCGCAATGGCCCGGAACAGGTCCGGGTGGCACTGGGAGGCGACGAGGTAGTGTTGAGGCTTCGGCCCCTCCACGAAGGCCACGTTCTCGGGCCGTGCGTCGAGCAAAACGTGGTGATCCGACGAGATGCCCGCTGCGTACAGGACCGGCACGGTGCCGTTGGTGGCGAAGACCTCGGCCCCGCCGTTGCGCAGCGCCAGGATCATCGGGCGCAGGGCGCGCATCGACGGGCCGCCGCCAACCACGATGGCGGGCCGGTCGTGCGCCTCGACCATCTCGAGCCACGGCAGCTTCAGCTTGCAGGCCGCCTGCACGTGCGCGCGCACGACGTCGTCGTCCACGTTGCAGACGATCGGCAGGGTCTGGTCGAGGTTTCGGGCGAGGATCATCGGATTTGCGTTGCGGTCAGGATGATGGAGGGGATCGCAGGCACGGGCGCAGAGGCCGGAAAGCCGCCGAGGAAGCAGTTGGTGTCGTCCGTTGACCAGACCAGCTCGAAGCGATCGCCAGCGGCCATCGTCTGCACGAAGTTCCACGCCGCAATGATCTCCGCATCGGAACCACTCACGGCGACCTTGCTTCCCGAGTTCGCGATGTCGAAGCCGTTCACCCTGTACCAGATGTAAACGGCAGCGGTCGAGGCAGCGGTCTTGTCGAGCTGCGCGGAGAACTCGAAATTGTAGACGCCGGCCTGCGCGCACACGATCCGCGAGGCGGGCGAGCCGATGCTCACAAGGTAGCTCTCGGCGGTCGTGTTGAACGTGATCGGATAAGCCGTGTTGACGAGCGCGGCGGTCTGCGTGGCGGTGGACGAGAACGACCCGTAGGCGGCGGGTACTGCCACGCCATAGCCCTGCAGGGGCTCCCAGCGCGTGTTGGAGACCGCCGAGTAGATGGCAGACGCGCCAGGGACCAGAGCGTTGGATGCGGAGCCGCCGATGGTCGAGCCGGTGTCGTAGGGATAGACCGTCAACGGGTTTGCGCCCGCGTTTGCGACGAAGACCGTCGCGCCCATTTCGGTCGGCGGCAGCTTCACGCCAGCGCCTGCGGCTACCGTGGAGATCCGGTTGTAGATGCTGGAGAGCGACGTCGCGTCGCTGGAGGTGCTGCCTGCTGCCGAGACGTCGCTCGCGCCCTCGCCGCAGATCGCCACGGTCGAGAGGCTGGTGACGCCGGAGTTGAGAACGCGCGACGGCAGCGCCATGCGTACCTCGAAAGGAAGGGGCGACGGGCGAACCCGCCGCCCCTAGTCGTCAGATGATCTGGCCCTGCTTGTGCGGACGGTTGATCGAGACGATCACCGTCGAGACACCGGACGCGACCGTCGCCAGATTGGCGGCGCGCGCGCCGAGCAGCTGCTTGCCCGTCGCCACCGTCGGCATCACTCGGCCCGCCGTGGCGGACTGATAGATGGCGACCTGCGGCGAGACGGCGACGGCGGTCTTCTTCATGACCGCGAGGCCGCCGATCTGGTACCAGCCGAAGGTGCCAGCGAGGTTGGCCGACATCGCCACGGCCACCGGACCCGCGAGGTTCGCCGTGTTGGCGGCCAGCGCGGTCTGGTAGGTCGAGGCGTTGTAGGACACCAGCGAGCCGACCTCGGTCGAGGCGACGCCCACGAGGAGGATGAATTCACCCTCGCCGTAGACCGGGTCGAACGCGCGCGCGACCATGCCGAGCGTTGCCGGCGAGGTCGGGATCGCGGACGTCCCGTTGGGCATCGTGACGCCCGAGTCGATGTCGGTGACGGCGGGGAGGCCGACCCGATTTTCCACGAAGGAATACGCCATTGTCTGGTCTCCTTCTCAGGCGATCAGCACGCCGCTGAACTGCGGCCCGCTGCTGGTGAGGTTGCCGGCCCAGCCGATGAGCTTGACGATGGCATCCTGGTTGACGGCCTGACGCTCGCCGCCGATCGGCACGAAGTTCCTGTCCGCATGGGGACGGAAGTGCAGGTACTTCGTGTTGAGGAACCACATGTGGTTTGCCGTCGCCGCCGCGCCGATACCGCCGTCGAGGACGACATCGGAGGCCATGCCCGCGCCGTAGTACTTGAGCGAGGCAAAGCCCGCGCCAGCCATGCTCGAACCGCTGTCCGAGATGCGCTGGATCGACTGCAGGGACTGCAGATAGAGGCGGTAGTAGTTGTTGTCCGCCACGATCAGGTCCGGCTTGTCGGTGCCACGGATCAGCTGCACCGCGACCGAGTCCATGTACTGCTGGATGTTGGACGCCGTGACGGCAGCGCCGCCGTTCGTGAGGCCCGAGTAGGCCACCGAGCGCCAGAACGACCACGTCACGCGGCTGATGCCACCGTAGGTGCCGGTGGACGGGCTGTCAGGCACCGCCGCCGCGAGGCCGGTGATGTTCTTGCCCGAGTTGCCGGTTCCGTCGAGGTAGATGTCGCCGCCGATGCGGTTGGCGAGCTGCGCCTCCGCGACGGACATGCGCCCGTCGAGCAGGTCGATGATCGCCTCCTTGCCCGAGTTCTGGATCATCTCCAGACCCGAGATCGAGACCGCCGAGGCGTACTGCGTGATCGAGAACTGCGCCGCGCTGATGGGCGAGTTCTGCGAGACGTTCAGGACCTCGTAGCCCGAGTAGGAGTTGGTGTTGTTCGTCGAGCTGTCGTTGTACATGATCTCCTGAAGGATCACGTTACCGCCCGAGAACGTCTTCACGTTGCCGCGTTCCTTGAGGCGACGCAGCAGCGCGTTGTTGTTGGTCACGTTGTCGGCGAGTTCGCCGGAACGCGACTGGATGTTCGTCGCGATGATATCGCTGATCGAACTGTTCGCGAACGCCATTGAAGGCACTCCTTACAGAGGGTTGGTTAGAGCCGCTCCGAGAGCCCGTCGAGCTGCTCGGCCAGGAGGGAGCGGCGGTCGGATGCCTTGGTTCCGGTCGGCGCTCCGGGTGTGGAGCCGCGCACCGATACCGCAGCGGCCCTGGCGGCTTTCGCCGCCCTGTCTGCCGAGGCTTTCCGCTCCGCGAGCGCCTTGGCCTGTTGGGCCTGCTGCTGCTGCGCGAAAAGCTCCTCGTCGAGACGAAGGGCCTTCTGATACGCATCTTCGAGGGTGGTCGCGACGCCGCTCTGTAGAAGCTGGATCATCGTCGGCCTTGCGGCCTCGAAGTGTTCGACCTTCGTGGCGAACTGGGACACTTCGCTTAGGAGGGCGGAGTTGGCCTGCTCCTCCTGCGCCTGCTTCCAGCCCGTGACTTCGCCCCGGATCTTGATCAACTCGTTCTGGAGCGCCACGAAGTTGGGATCGACGGAGGCCTGTGGGGCGGGCGATCCCTGCCCTGCCAAGTCTATGCCGTAGGACCGGGCGAGGGAATGGAAATAGCTGAGCTTGTCCTGCGGGGACGAGTTGCGGAGGATGTTGTCGGCCTCCATGAGCGCGCGCACGGCCTGCGGCGCCTCGATCCCGAGGCCGCGGATCGTGTCCATGTAGGGCGCGATGGCTTCGTTCATGCGGTCGGCGAACTCGGCCTTGGCGCGGATCGGCTCGATGCCCGCGCGCATCTGCTCCTCGCGCTGGTAGGCGTACTCCTGCAGGCGCGGGTCGGCCTTCAGCCACGCATCGTGAAACTCTTTCTTCCACGACTGCGGCGGGCGCTTCCAGACGGGCTCCTCGGCGGCCTCTGGGGCCTCGGCGGCGGTCCCCTGCGGCCCGGCGGGCGCCGCCTTCGGGGCGGGCGCGCCATCGGCTCGGGCGAAGCGGCCAGAGGCATCGCGGGCGCGGTCGCCGGCGGCAGGCTCGGGCTCGGCCTCGGGCGCCGGCTCGGGCGGCGCGGCGGCGACCTCGGCCTCGATCTTGGAGAACTGCTCGGCCAGCAGTTCCTTGCGGCTGTCGCTATCGACCTTCTGGATCTCGCTCATCTCATCTCCGGGGTTGCGACCGCAGCTCGGCCAGGATCTTGTCCGCCTGCTTGTCGGTCATGTTCCACAGCTGCTCGCGCAGGCGCTTGATGCGCTGCTCGCGGCTTGGGGCTGTGATCTCGCGAGGCTTCGGCATCTCGTTGCCGACCTCGAAGCAGTTGTGCCGGCGCAGATGCTCGCGATGCTGCGAGCGGCTGCTGATCCACGACCCGTCCGCCATCGACTTGTAGCCGCCGATGTCGGAGACGATCTGGATCTTCGGTTCGGCGCCGGGGTGCGCGATGGCGATCTCGACCATCTCCCCGTCGCGCCAGACGTATCGCGTCCTCATAGCAGCAACATCACCTCCTCGTCGTCGGCCTCAAGCGCGAGACGCCGCTGGAGGTCCAGCGCACGCTCCAGGCCTGCCAGAATGCGCCCCAGATCGATCGACGGGGCCTCGATGATGTCGGCGCGCGTCTCCACGCCGACTGCTTCGATGGCTGCCGAGACAGCCTGCTCGACTTCCTCGGGCGCAGGCTCCAGCCCCTCCACGATCCGCTCGTAGAGTTCCAGCACCCGGCGCCGACGCGCCTCGACCTCCTCGCGCTCGCGCTTGAGCTTCTTGCCGAGGTAGTCGCCGTCGTGCGTGTCATCGACGACAATGACGGAGCCGTCGCTCCAAGTCGCACTATCCCAGAGACCAGAATCCCAGATTCCGATCATGCATTGATCTCAATCCCGATTGCCCGGCCGTCTGGCCCACGGACAATTCGTTTGGGCGCGCCCATCGATTGCATGAGCGCCTGCATCATTGCGATCACGCGCTCGTCGCGCGCCATGCTGTCCTGCACCATCTGCTGGATCATGGAGCGGACGTCCTCGGACATGCCGGTGGCGAAGCGGTCGGTGGCTTGGCTGACGATGTCGAGGCCGGGCGTGTCCACGCCGCTGGCGCCGATGCGCGCGACCATGATCTTGGTCTCGGCGTCGAGGCGCGCCTTCTCCTGCTCCAGCGCGACCTTCTGGGCCAGTTCCTCGCTCTTGAGCGCGGCCTCGAAACGCTGACGCTGCTCTTCAAGCGCGGCCGCGGCCTGCGCCTTCATTTGCTCGATCTGCATGTCGGCCTGCAGCTTGGCCTGCTGCATCTGGGCGTCGAACTGCGCCTTCTGCTGCGCGATGGCGGTGTCGGCCTGCATCTTCATCTGCTCGGGATCGGGCTGCGGCGGCGCGGCGGCCTGCGCCTGCTGCTGGGCGGTGATCTCCTCCAGCATCCGATCAAGGGTGCCTTCCAGCGGTTCGGCCTGCTTGAACGCGCCGATCCCGTACTTCATCAGCTCGATGACGATGCCGGCGGCCTGCGGAGCCTGCTGCACGACCGGCAGCGCGCGCTCGAGGAAGCCGCCATAGGCCTGCACGAACTCCAGCCGGTCCTGCTTGTTCTGCTGCTCGTCGATCTGGACGAGGCTGTCCGACGCGACCTCGATGCGGAAGTTCCGCAGCGGCTTGTCGGCCAGCACCTGCAGCGCCTGGGGGATCAGCTGCTGGTCCTCGGGCGACATCTGCTGCGCGGCGGCGTAGGCGAGGACCGTCTGCGGCTGGAACTTGGTCGCGATGATCTGCGCCTTGAGGCGGATCAGTTCGGAGGCGAACAGCGCCACCTCCTCTTGCATCGACCGCAGCCGCAGTCCGGCGTACTGGCCCTTGATCTGCTGCGCCGTGGCCGTTTCGCTCGCGGCGGTCTGGCCTCGGATGATGTCGGAGATGCCGGTGATCTCGTAGATCTGCGACTTGATCTGCTCGCGCGCGCCGTAGCATTGGATCAGCGCCTGCGCGAGGGTGTCGAGCGGCAGGAGGTCGATGCTGCCCTTCAGGCCGCCCTTCTCGCCGAACGCCATCCATTTATCGACCGGGATCAGCGTGTTGTTGTCGCCCTCGGTCAGGAGGCGCTGGAGCGCGGGCTGCGAGGCATCGTAGACGCCGCGCATCCGCAGCGCCTTGACCAGCCCGTCGATGCGATCGGACAGGATGTCGAGTTCGTTGGCCTGATCCTGATACAGCAGGAAGTCCGGCACGGGAACGAGGCTGTCCGAAGTCGTGGTCGCGTAGAGCGGCTTCGGGCAGGGATAGAACCCTTCCAGCCCGAGCGGGTCGTCGCGCTCGTCCACGAACTGACCCATGCCCTTGTGCAGCCAGTAGACCTTCTGGGTCTCCTTGCACCACAGCTCGCAGATCTTCGCCCGGGTGCCTTCGCGCTTGCGGTTGGGGCCGTCGAGGTTATCGGGGCCGCTGTCGAGCGGGATCTTGCTGCCCATGTCCTCGCCGAAGCGCTCCACCAGCGCCTCGCGGGTCATGTAGACCCAGCGCCAGACCTGCGTGACCTCTTCCCATGTCCTGGCCGAGGAGTGGCCGAAGTCCTTCCAATGGACGTAGTCCACCGGCGCGCACTCGTACTCGATCTCCTCGGGCATCTCCGCGCCCTCGGGGAGGTTGCCGTCCTCGTCCACGTCCTCGGTGACCTGCGCGCCATCCTCGGGCAGCGCCAGTTCCTGCGCGCGGACATGCGGCTCGTAGCGCACCCACGCGACGCCGCGCCCGCCGAGGAAGCGGTCCTCGACGGCGTACTTCATCGTGGCGCGGAAGTCGGGGTAGTGCTCGATCTCGTAGTCCAGCGCGCGCTCGATCAGCTGCGCCGCCACGCGCCCGATCTGGTCGCGGTCGCCGAAGCGCCGCTTGGCCGAGGCCTTCGGCAGCTTGGCGTAGACCGCCGGGATCAGCGTCTGGACGTTCGACCACAAGATGTTGAACTTGACCGTCTCGTTGCCCGACTGCGTGCGCGTGTCGTCGCGGTAGCGCTTGATGATCTTGGTGCAGCGCTTCTCCCAGCGGGTGAATTCGGTCTCGTAGGTCGATATCGCCTGCAGGAACTTCTGCACGCCGGTCGGCTGGACGTCGGCCATCACGGCCTCCTTCGGAAGATGACGTCGCGGTGGACATGGCCCGCGATCATGTAGCCCCAATCGGCCAGCATGGTGATGGTGTCAACGTCGGTCGCGCCGTACCGCTCGCCCAGGCCCTTCAGTTCCAGCACGATGGTCGGCCAGGAGCGAAAGATCGTCTCCTTCGCGCCCTGCACCGCGAAATGCTCGTAGCCCTCGACGTCGAGGCAGAGCAGGTCGCAGTCATCGATGTCGAAGCTGTCGATCCGCATGATCGAGAACTCGGCGCCGTTTTTCACGCGGTGCGCGCCGATGTTGTGGCGATCGAACCTGTCCATTGCGCCCGTGCCGGCGGACGCGCCGAACGCGCCGCGATAGGCCGAGACCTTTGCCCGGTCGGCGCCCTTGAGCTTCTCATCAAGGTTCAGCAGCAACGCCGCGTGGTTCTCCTCGTCGGGTTCGACCGTCAGCACCTTGTCGAAATGCCCCGACAGCGCGACCGGCCAGATGCCGATGTTGCCGCCCGCCTGCACGACGGTTCGCCGACCCGAGGTCAGCGGCAGGATGTCGGTCCAGAGGTCGTTGACCTCCGCGAGGATGATCTCCAGCGCGACCTGATCAGCGTCGGGGACATGCCAGCCTTCACGCCGCTGCATACTTGACCTCGTCCTGTTCCCACGGGCGCGGGTGGCCGTGGAAGATGATGATGCGCTCCGAGGCCGAGCGCGGGCTGGCCTTGAAGCTGCTGATCGAGCGCGGGCAGATGTCCTGCCAGTACGCGGGCGCAATGTCGAGGTGCTGCTCGAGCCACTCTTGGTCGCCGCCGAGGTAGAAGCGCGGGTCCTCGCGAAAGGCGCGGTAGAGGCGGCTCATGTCGCCCGACCACAGCATCATGCTCGACTGCATCGCGGCCTTGTTCATCCGGCCCCGGTAGAAGTCGCGCAGAATGACGAACTCGTCGTCGCCAGCCAGCTCGATGACCGGCGAGATGTCCCGCACGATCACGGTGTCGAGGTCGAGGTACAGCACCGGCCCGCGCAGCCGGAAGATCTCCATCTTCGACCACCAGCCCGGCCAGTCGTGGAGAAGCTCGATTGTCTCCAGCGGCAGCGCGTTGGGCTTGTCTGTCAGGCAGATGAAGCGGTGCATGGGAACGAACCGCCGACACATGTCGCGGAGCGCGACGACATGCCGGGGCTCGTACTCGCCGCCCGAGCGCAGGACTGTGGCGATGGTTATCATCAGCGCGTCATGACGCCGCGAAACCGCCGCCCGAACGACTGCGGATTGACGCGCGAGACGCTCCGCATCGTCTGGTCCGCCTGCGCCTCGACCGGCATGCCGCCAAGCGGAGCCGGGCCGAGCTGCATTTCCGAGCCAGGGGGCAGCGGCTCCGCTTCGTTTCCGATGGGCGGACGACCAGCGCGCATGAGCATGCGGGCCAGCATCTGAGGGTCTGGCCGGTTGGGATTACTGAGCGGCACGGGAGGGACCGGCGGCAGCATGGGCTCGACGCTTACGGGCATGGCGCTTGGCGTGGCGGGCGGCACGACGCTGGCCATCGGCATCACTTCGACGTTTGCTGGCATCGCGCCGGGGGCTCCGCGCGGCGCTGCCGGACGGAGGCGGGCAGCAGGCGGCGGCGGGGGCGGGGGCGGGGGCGGAATGAAGGCGGGTGGCGCGGCGGGCTCAAGCGGGCGCGGGGCCTGCGCGCGGACATACATTTCGGCGGCGTCCGCAGCCTCGGCGGGCGACATTGCCGGGCGGTTACCGAAGCCGAGGAAGCGGCGGATGTCGTCGAGCGAGTACGACCGCACCGGGCCTCCGGCGGTGCCTTCGGGGCGCAGCATCGGGTCCATCGGGTCCATCGGCGGCGTGTAGGATGCGGAAGGCAGAACCGGCTGCCGCGCCGGCATGCCCATGACGATTCTGTCGTACTCGTCCATCTGCTCGCGGCTCATGGGCGGCATCGGCATCACTCCTTGTTGCGCGCGCTGATGGCGCGGGCCTTGGACTTTGCGGCCTGTTTGAAGTCGGCCTCGCTCGGCCTGCCCTTCTCGCCGGGGCGCTTCATCCTCTCGCCGGAGCCGGCCTTGATCCGCTCCTGCTTGGCGAGGATGTTGGCGTAGAGGCCAGCCTTGTTCATGGCATCACGCCGAGAAGATGCCGACCGCGAGGACGGTGACGCCCGCGCCGGTCGTGATCTTCCACGGGCCGGTCACCGCCGCCGCTTCGATGTCCACGTCGTAGACGCCGATGGGCGTGTTGGCCGGGATCGACAGGATCGTGGTCGAACCGTCGATCACCGAGACCGTCGAGGTCGCGGCGGTCGCGACGGCGACGACGAGGCGGTGCAGGTAGTCGCCCGCAGCGCCCGTGCCGCCGAGAACCTGGTTCGACTGCGAGACCGCGACGGTTTCGTACTGGTAGCGGTAGGGGTAGCTGACGCCGGCCATCTGGGCCTCCTCAGGACAGGAAACGGAGCTTGTAGATCGTCGCGTCGATCAGCGACGCGATGGTGTCGATCTCGTTCTGCAGCTCGCTGCGCTCGGGCAGCTTCTTGCGCGCCTTCTCGACGTAGGCCTTCTGGTCCTCGAAGTACGAGACCATCGCCTCAGCGCCCTTGCCGCGCGGGTTGTCCATGCGGGCGACGAACTTGCCGACGAGGCCGTAGCAGCCCTGATAGGCCTCGACGACGGTATCCACGAGGCCGGGGATCGCCTCGTAGTATTCGCCCACGGCCTTGTGCGCGGCGTAGCTCGAGGTGGACCAGTGCATGAAATGCGCGGCGATGGCGGTGCAGAGCATGTGGCCTGCGAACTCGCCCATCGCGGCGTGGTACTCGCTCGAATCGCTCATATCCTGGCGCTCCTGCTGCGCGTCTCGTGCGCGGCCCACATGTCGTTCAGCGTCGCGGCATTGGTCGCACCGACGAGCAACGGGCGGTCGGCCCGAGGCGGCTCGACGGGCGCTTCCTCGCGCCACGCGACGGCCAGCATACGGAAAGCGTCAGCCGGATGCGAGGTCCAATCGTGCCTAGGCGTCGCCCTGAAGGCGCGCTTGTCCTCGTCGTACTCGCGCTGGTACTGGCGCAGGGCCTCGATACCCTCGCGGCAGAGGTCGGCGTCGAACCAACAGCGGGGCATGACGAGGCGCGCGGCTTGGATGCCGTCCTGCACGCCGAGGTCGGCCACGATCGTGAATTTGCCGATGCCGCCCAGCAACGCCGCGAGCTGCTCGACCACGCTGCGGCCTCCGCTCGCCAGCGTCTTCGCCCGCGCGTCGTGCGGAAGGTGGTGGCGGGCGTAGCGGTAGGGCTTGCCTGCGACGACCTCGGCTAGGTCCGCGACGGTCGAGCCGCTGCTGGCGTGGTAGTCCAGCACGTGGATCTCGCCGCCCGCGACTTGATAGAACCAGATGGCGGTGTCATCGCGGTAGCCGATGTCCCACGCGGTGTAGACCGGGCGATCGGGATCGTGCGGGACGCGCCCGATGCGGCCCGCGTCCGAGGCCTCGCGCATCTCGACGCCGTAGAACGCGCCGAGGATCGCGGCCTCGAAGCTGCACTCGTACTCCTGGTCGTACTGGTCCTGCGTCAGTTGCGCGCGCAGGGCGTGAAGCTCGGTCGGCGGCAGGATGCCCGAGGCGCTGGCCGGCAGGCGCAGGCAGAACCAGTCTGGGCTGCGCTGCGCGGCGTCGAAGGCCTCGTAGAACTGGTTCCTGCCCTTGGGCGTCCCGCCGATCACCGCCCAGCCAGCTCTGTCCGAGAGCGTCGGGCGGATGACGTTGCCCCAGACACTCGGGCGAAAGTCGCCGTACTCGTCCAAGTAAACGCCGTCGAAGCCGAGGCCGCGCATGGCGTCGGCGTTGTCCGCGCCGAAGAGTTGGATCTTCGCGCCCGTGTGCGTCGTGAGCAGCAGCTCGGCCTCATTCACGCCGGCGGTAGCGGGCGCGGCGAAGCGCTTGAGGTAGTCCCAGGCGACAGACTTGGCCTGCGACCTGTACGGCGCGACGTAAGCGTAGTGCGCGTGCGGCCGCTGCGCGGTGATCGCGGCTCGGATCAGGTCGTTGACCGCCGCGACCGTTTTCCCGGCGCGCCGATGCGCGACGAGGCAGGCCCAGCGTTGCGTGCGCTTGTGGAATGGCAAGAACGCCCGTCGAGGCGCGTAGGGCAACTTGACCGTCTGAACGCGCGGCGCGTTCACTCGGGCTCGCTCCACTCATAGCGGATGACTTGGGGGCCGCCCTCAGGGCCGGAGTTCTCGTGACGCTGCGTTTCGGCCCAGCGCATCTGCGCTTTGGTCCACCAGATCATCGCCGTGGTATCGCCCTGCACGACCGCCTTGTTGAACAGCGTCTTGGCGACTTGCGCCGAGGCCTTCGCCTTCCCGACCGCT